CCGGAGCGAGCTCGTCGGCCGTCGGCTCGTGCACGCGGACGACCCGCTCCTCGCCGTACAGGCGCGCCGGGCCCGGCCGTCGGGCCCGCTCGAGGCGGGCGCGTGGTATTTCTCGGTCCGGGAGTCCCGCGGCAGTATCGACGCGATCCGGGCGGCCGCGTGGGCGTCGTGGGCGGCGATCGCTCCCACGCCCGAGTCGCAACCGGAGATTTTCTAGCGGGACAAATCCTCCCGCCCGGGCGTATCGTGCGGGCGTGGGACTCCGGGACTCGCTCCGCTCGTGGCTCGGCACGCCGAGCGAGTCCGATCTAGGCGGACAAATCGAGTACGCGGTCGCGAGTCGGGAGCTCGGTCTCGGGGATTACCTCTCGATCCCGTCGGTCGCCCGGGCCCGTCAGCTCATCGTGTCCCTGGTCGCCGAGCTCGAGCCCGTCGCGCTCCGGAACGGGTACCAGCTCGCCGAGCAACCGGCCGTGCTCCTCCGCCCGGCGCCCGAAATCACGCGGCAAGAGTGGCTCGGCCAGCTCGCCGGGAGCCTATTCGACCACGGGAACGCGGCGCTATGGCATCCCGCGAGCTCGAGGAATAGCACGGGGTACCCGGAGCTCGCGATCGTCCTCCCCTGGTCCGACGTCGCGCTCCGATGGGCGGACGGCTCGCGCCTCGCGCGCCGGGTGGCGTGGGCGGGTCGCGACCTGGTACCCGGCCGGGACGTCACGCTCGTATCGCTCGGGCGCCGCGCGGGTGAGCTCGAGGGGCACTCGCCGCTCGCCTCGATCGAGGACGCGCTCGCGCGCATCCTCGCGGCCGAAATCTACGCGGGCGACTGGTTCGAGAACGGCGCCGTACCCTCGGTCACGCTTAAATACGACGGGGTCCTCACGGACACGGGCGCGCAGTCGGTCAAGGACCGCTACGTCGCGAATCATCGGGACCATTCGCCCGCGGTCCTCCCGAAAGGGTGGGACCTCACCGAGACGAGCGGCGATCCGGGCTCGTCGCAGCTCCTCGAGACCCGCGCCTATGGCGCGCTCGAGGTCGCCCGCGGGCTCGGGATATTCCCCGCCGAGCTCCTCCTCGCCGAGCTCGGCGGGAGCTCGCTCACGTACCAGAACGTCGCCGACGCGCTCATGACGTTCTGCCGCGTGACGCTACAGCCGGTGTACCTGGCGCCGATCGAGGAAGCGTTAAGCGAGCTCGTTCCCTCGACGCAAGCGGTCCGGATCAATACGAGCGAGCTCGAGCGGCTCGGGACGTCGGCCCGCTGGTCGGCGTACGAGACCGGGCTCCGCGCCGGGTTCTTGACGACCGAACAGGTCGACCGGTGGGAGGGATGGGACCGCTCGGCGCCGCTCCCGATCCCGGCGCCGATGGCGCCCACGCCCGCGCCGCCCGCGGCTCCGGAGGTCGTCAATGGTTGACCTGGTCACAGGCGCCGCCCACGAGGCGGAGCTCCGCGTCCGATCCGAGTCCGAGCGGCTCGTCGACCTCCGGGTCGCGCCGTACGGGGTCGTCGGGAATACGGCGGAGGGGCCCGAAATCCTCCGGCGTGGCGCGTTCCGCGGTACCCGCGCGGCCGACGTCACGCTCGAGGCGATCGGCCCGCATGGGAATCAACCGGGCGTACGGCTCGCCGGGCGCGGCGTCTCGCTCGAGGATCGCGACGACGGCGCGTACGCAACGTTCCGCGTCTCACGTACCCGGGACGGCGACGAGCTCCTCGAGCTCGCGACCGACGGGACATACCGAGCGGCGTCGGCCGTATTCGAGCCCATCCCGGAGGCGACCCGCGTCGTCAACGGGGTTCTAGAACGCTCCCGCGTCCGCCTCGTGCGCGTCGGGATCGTCGAGCGAGGCGCCTACCCGGGCGCCGAGGTACTCGCCGTCCGATCGGCGACAGGAGGAGCAATGCAGCGCGAGACCGATCCGACGCCGGAGCCCGAGCCCACGCCCGAGCCCGATCCCGAGCCCGCTCCCGCGGGAGCCCGCGCGTACCGCGTCTCGACGAGCGAGCCCGAGCTCCTCGCCCGGATGGAATCGCTCCGCGGCGACCTGGTCGGCCGGATGGCGCTCCTCGAGGCGGGAGGCGGGTCGCGCGCCTCGAGCTCGCCGCTCGACCGGTACCCGTCGTTTGTCGCCTACGCCGATGCCGCGTTCGCCGATCCCGACGCCGCGCCGCTCATGGCGCGCGCGCTCGTCGATCAGATCGCCTCGATTAACCCGGGCGTCATGCCGCCGTCGTGGCTCTCGGAAATCGCCGGGATCATCGGGCGGCCGCGGCCCGCGGTCAACGCGCTCGGCGGTCCGCGCGCGCTCGGCGATACCGGGATGGAACTCGACTGGCCGTACCTCGATCCGGCGCTAAACCTCGATACGGTCGTCGCCGTACAGGCGGCGCAAAAGACCGAGATCGCGAGCGTCCTCGTCAAGATCCTTAAGGGCGCCTCGCAGATCGCGACCTATGCGGGCGGCTCGGACGTCTCGTACCAGCTCATTCGACGGTCGCGGCCCGCGTACAGGGAGGCGTACCTCCGCATCCTCGCGATCTGCTACGCCCGGGCGACCGAGGCGGCATTCGAGACGGCGCTCGCCGCGGGCGCCGGGACGACGGCCGTCCTCACGGCGACGGCGACCGCCGATCAGGTTCGCGCGTTCTTGTTCGCCGCATCGGCGTCGGTCGAGGACGCGACGGGCTCGCCCGCGACGGTCGACCTCGTGAGCTCGGCCGAGTTTGCGCGGCTCGGCGGTCTCGCGAATCTCTGGCCGACCCCGTACGGGACCTCGAACGTCGCAGGGACGGCGACCGCGTCATCGCTCGCGATCAACGTCTCCGGGCTCCCGATCGTGCGGGCGCCGTACCTCGCCGGAAACACGCACCTGGTCACAAACGCGGAGGCGGCCGGGTGGCACGAGGACGGCCCGTTCCCGATCAGCGCGGAGGACGTGGCTAAGCTCGGCCAGAACGTGGCTATTTGGGGCATGGGGACGTCCGCGGTCTACATCCCGAAAGGCATCGTTAAGTCAACGCTCGTGTTCGAGGACCCCGAGGCCGACGAGAGCTCCTCGCGTAAGTCGAAGTAGCTAGGTCCGATGGAATGGACCACGGGAGCGGCGATCCTGGCGCACGTAGGCGCCGCTCCCGGGACGGCGAGCGAACAAGCGTGGGCGGAGCAATGCGCGACCGCCGTTAACGAGGGTTTCGACGCGCGGCTCGTCGGGACCGTGTACCTGGTCGAGCCGCTCCCGGCCGAGCTCGTGCGCGCCGCGCTCACGGCCGGAGGCGAGGCGTACACCGCGCGCGAGGGTTCGCTCGTCGACCGGCAGGACGCGGCGCGCCGGATCGTCGCGGACTACCTCGAGACCGTCGCGCCGATCATCGCCCGCTATGCGACCGTAGGGATCGCGTGAGCCGCCTCGCCGACGAGCGGGCGGCGATCGTCGCGGCGCTCGCGGCCGCGGGAGTCCGGACGGCGACGACCGGGCGGATCGCGACCCCGTGCGTCCTCGTCGAGCCCGGCGACCCGTGGTCCGAGCCGCACAGGCTCGCCGGTACCCGCGGCCGCGTATCCCGATGGCGCCTAACGGCGATCGCCGGAGCCGCGGACCGTAACGCGGCATACGACGAGCTCGCGACACTCGTCGACCTGGTCGACGTCGCGCTTAAGGGACTCGGCCGCTCGAGCGAGCTCCCGTCATGGGCCCGGCCGGTCGAGACCGAGGTAGCAGGGACGCGCGCGGCGTTCGCCTCGATCGCGACAATCCAACATACGAGCTCGTAAAGGGAGGTCCGGAATGTCGACGCCGCTATTTATGCGGGACGTCTCGCTTAAGCTCTCGCTCGTCTCGGGCGGGACGTACGTCGAATACAACTGCGACGTCAGTACGGCCGAAATCGTCCCGACGGCGGGCGACGAGGTCACGTATTCGACCCTGTGCCCGTCGGGCTCGTACTCGAGCCGCGGTAAGACGACGTACGCGCTACATCTCGTCGCGGCGCAGCGTTGGGACGCGACCGACGGGCTCGCCGCGTTCCTTTGGGACCACGACGGCGAGCTCGCGACGTTCCAATATCAGGCGCACGGCGACGACGTCGTCCCCTCGACGGCGCTCCCGGGCATGGCGGGCGAGGTAACGCTCGTCGCGGGCAACTACGGCGGTCCGGTCGACGAATGGGCGGAGCTCGACGTCACGCTCGCGTGCTCGAACAAGCCGACCAAGATCGTCGCCGCGTTCCCCGCGGCCGACGACGCGGCCGCGTGAGCGGAGGAATCAAGGTCGACTCGCGCGAGCTCGAGCGCGGGCTCGACCAGCTCCGCGACCGGGTCTCGGCGATGCCCGAGGCGCACGCGGCCGTAGCGGCCGACCTGGTACCCGGGATCGTCCAGCGGACGCCCGTCCGCTCGGGCGCGCTCGCGGGCTCCTGGTCGAGCACAGGTCAACCGGACCGCGGCGTCATCGAGTCGAGCGCGGAATACGCGGGCGTCGTCGAGTACGGCGACCCGGCGCGCGGTATCCCGCCCGCCCGCATGGTCCGGGACACGCTCGAGGCGTCGGAGCGCGAGGTCGTCGCCGGGTACGAGGACGGGATCGAGCGCGAGGCGAAGCGGATCGGGTTCGGGACCACGTGAGCGACTACCCGGAGCCCGTGCGCGTCGTTCTCACGCTCGCCGATACGCGGCGCCTCACGATCCTCGAGCGGGCCCGGGCGTGCGCCGTCGCCGGGATCGCGGAGGCGGATATCGGCCCGCTCCTCCGAGCCGTCGCATCGCATAACGGGTCGCCGGAGACGCTAGAACGGGCCGTCACGCTCTTGTACGCGATCGCCTACCAGCTCGGCCGTCGCCTCGACCCGGAGCTAACCTGGTCGGCCGCGCAAGCGTGGGACCTCGCGCTAGACCTCGAGACGGCCGACGCGGAGGCGGACGCGGCCGCGCGCGCCTCGGTCGAGGCGTCGCTCGCGACCGGGCTCCCGCCCGACGCCGCGGGAGAGCTCACGCTCGCGCAGCTCGACGCGTACCGGGAGCTCCGCCCGGCGCCGCGCGGCGCCACGAGGCGGACGGTCCGGAGGCGGGCGGGATGATCGGGCTTGTCGTCGAAATCATCGGAGACGCGAGCAAGCTCGCGAATACGCTCGACGATACGAAAGGCAAGGCGGGCGGGTTCGGCGACGCGCTCGGCGGCTCGGCGATCAAGATAGCGGCCGTCGCGGGCGTGGCAGGGATCGCCGCGGGCGCCATCGCGAGCATGACGTCGGCGGCCGCGGCCGACCGTGACGAACAGCGCAAGCTCGAGGCGGCGATCGCCGCGGCCGGAGCCGCGACGGCGACGAGCAATGCACAGGTCGAGGAGGCGATCGCGCTCGGACAGGCGCGCGCGTTCTCGGACTCCGAGACCCGCGACGCGATGCAGTCGCTCGTGACGGCGACGGGCGACGTCACGGCCGCGACCGAGCTCCTCGGGCCCGCACAGGACATTGCACGCCTCGCGGGCGTCGACCTCGCGACCGCGGCCGACGCGATCGCGAAAGCGCAATCCGGGCAGGATGGCGCGCTACGCAAGCTCGTACCTGGTCTCGAGAAAGGCGCGACCGCGTCGGACACGCTCGCAGCTGCGACCGCGGCCGCGGCCGGTCAAGCCGACCTGTACGCCGAGTCGAGCGAGGGTATGCAAAAGCGGGCGGGCGACTCGCTCGGCGAGCTCTCCGAGACGATCGGCTCGGTATTCCTCCCGATCCTCGACGCGATCATCCCGGCGCTCCTGCCGATCGTCGAGGCGTTCGGGACGCTCGTTAAGGCGCTCCTCCCGGCGTTGATCCCGCTCGTCAAGCTCCTCGCGGGCGCGCTCGGGATCGTCGCAAATGTCCTGGTCACGGTCGTCGGGTGGCTCGTCAAGCTCGTTTCTTGGATCGGCGACGCGATCGGCGCCGTCGCGAGGTTCCTCGAGAACCTCAACCCGCTCAAGGACTTCAAGATGCCGTCGCTCCCGTTCCTCTCGAGCTCCTCGAGCTCGACGAGCGGCGCGTCGACGCGGGCGGGCGGCTCGAGCTCCTCGGTCGTCTCGCCCACGATCAACGTGTATACGACGGGCGACTCGATCGAGGCGGAGCGCGCCGTCGTGCGCGCGCTCCGGCGCGTTACCCGGATCAACGGCGGTGTCATCCCGGCCGCGCCCGGGTGGGCGATCGGGTGAGCATCGGCCCGGGCGCCGAGTCCGTAACGGTCTCCCTGTTCGCCGCGGGAGGGGACTCCGGCCGTTGGGACCTCTCGACATGGGACGGCGCGCTATGGGGCTCGCCCTCGTGGCAGAGTGTCGGGTGTGACGTCGCGGAGGCGACGTACAAATGGGGCGCGGGCGCGGAGGCGGGCGTCCTCTCGGCCGCGGAGGCGGGACAGGTCGACCTCTCGACGATCGACCCGGATCGGAACCTCGACCCGCTTAACGCGGCGTCGCCGTTCTATGGCTACGTCA